TAGACCCCCAGCCGCCAGCGCCCCAAGGGCGAGTAGTACGCCTTCTTGCATACCTATTCAGCCTCTTGAGTTTCTTCCGCTTCTGGTAGCGGGGCCTCTTCAGCCTCTTCAGCTTCTTCAGCTTCTGCTGGATCTTCTACAGCCGCTAATGGCTCAGCCTGTGGCACTTCTTCTCCACCACCAATGCAAAGTGGCGCAAGAAGGGTTGCAACTGCGATCAATAGGATTCCTGTCCAAATAACAGCAGAATGCTTCTTGGCTTTCAGTTTTTCTAGTTTATCTTTAAGACTCATGATTTCTCCCCGTTGAGAAAATAATTACTCTTCTTTTTGCGGTTCAGGCACTACACCTTCCAACGCTTTACCGTCTACGTACCCTTGACCAAACAAGTAAGCAGCAATGACACCTGTACTAAGTTGAAGAGCTTCACTTAGTTCAACTTCAGAACTAAAATATTGAGCAATAATTGGTAGCACTGCACCAAGCAGGGCGAACCAAAATTTACGACTTTTGAGTTTATCTGGCATTTCTCTCTCCTTTTACCACCACTGATCTAGTAGCGTATATGTTACTTTCTTCCATGTAGGGTGGTGGCCCAATTGAAGCCCCACTAATTCCATCATTTCCAAATGGCCTTTTTCGGTGGCGTGGACTTGGCACCCAGCGCTCCATTTTCCAACGCGAGTGCTTTCCTTACCAGCCTTATGGATATTGCAGCCAAAGTACCCCTCTTGTACTGAGGACTCATTCATATCTAATACAGTATCCCTATCGGAATCCCTGTAGACTTTGATTTTACCCCCTGTTTGGACAAGTGCTAGGTATTTACCTCTGTGCATACCAACCTCATATACGCCTCTATATTGTCCAGGTTTATAAATGGCTGTGCCAAGCTCAGTCCCATAAACAGTTGGGTTTTGCAAACAGAATGCGCCTGGGTCTGTTGTGGCTGGCCAATAACGAACATGCCAACCCCCGCCCTCTTCGGTTTTATAAGCACACCCAAGTAAGTCATCAAACTGATCAGATTCTCGGTTTTTGCCACGAATACCAAACAGGTTTAGGTTGTAGGCACCAGTAGTAAATACTCGGTAACCAAGCGATTGAATGTGCTGCAAAACAGGGGGTAACGAGTATCCCATTATTCACCTATCTGGTGGGTTAGCACTAACCTTATGGTCAGACTTTAGAGTTTATAACCTTTTTATCACTAAAGGTATAGTATTCCCCGTCTGATAGGACTCGCCCATTGACTCTATTAGATTTGCAATGCACCACTTCAACCTTAGCAGCGGAAACTTCTTTTTTAGCTGCATCTAGAAGCTCTAGCAGCCTCATTCGATCATTACGTTGCATCATTCTTTCCCATTTCCCTAATATCTTCAGCCAAAACTGTAAGTATAGTCTCTAGTGCTTGAAGTTTTTGCTCGATCCTTATTAGGGCATTTTCATCAGCCCTTTGTAGAGTTTCAACCTTAGATAACCTTTTAAGCGCGTTGGCTCCTTCTATCCTATCACGAAATGAACGTAACGAGACTAGTTGTTCATCGGTTTTTTCGAACGAAGATTTAGTGTCGTCTTTAGACCTGCGGATTACGTGATCTAGTCCGACGATTGCGCTTAGGACGAGTGCGGCGTATGACGCTATTATTTGCTCCATTTTCTGATTGCTCCCCAGCAGTTTGTTTCTTTACAGAATCAGTTGGAACTTTTACTTCCGCCTTTTCTTCGGTTTGTTCAGTAGTTTGCGCTTTTTCCGCTTTTCCCTTTTCTACAGGAACAGGGGCTACTGGCTGTTGCTCAACAGTAGCAACACTTTCCCCCTTTGTCTCTTGTTCTTGATTCCCTTCCGCCATGTAAGAGATTTCTTCACGCTTGATAGCCAGCGTATCAATAGTAACGGCAGGGAATGACGATTCCGCCATCCCCTGCACATTATATAATACTAGGTGCGAAGGGAGTAATTGGTGTTCACCAACCCTTTCAGCACACACAGTAGCGGTTCCATCTGGGGAATCCCATCGCACTAGTATTTTTCGCATTAGGCTAAGTACGTCACGTAGAGTACGTCACCAGACTCTGGTGCATCACCAAACGTGATTTGAGTAGCAGAACCATTGTCCGCAACTTGGAACTCATCTATATCATCAGCACCAGAAGCAACCTGGGTAAGAGCCTGTCCGTTACGGAACACAGTGGCTACACGCCAGTTAGCATCCAAAATACGGAAGCTAAGGTTGAACACAGTTGCAGTACCATCACCAGCGAATTCTTGGTAACGTGGCCTGAATGCGATCATTGAAGGATCAACAGCATCTGCCTGAATGGTCACGACACCGTTAGATGCCATCGCAACATCACCACTAATAGCTACAGGGTTGTAGTTAGTACCGTCAGCAACAAGCATGTGTCCAGCAGTGTTTGTGGTCATCGTGATATCATCACCAGTAACAGTCAAATCACCAGTAACAGTCAAATCACCAGCGACGGTTACGTCTGCACCACTCAAGGTAATTGCAGAAGCACCAGTGCTTGCTTTGATAAGGTTACCATTCAACTGAAGAGCGCCTGTGGCCATGTTTCCAGCACCATCAAATGAAACAGCGGCATTGTTCGCATTATCAAGCAACTGGTTACCAGTAACCTTGATCTTGCCACTGAATACGGCGTTGTCATCACCTTGAGTACCAATCGTGAAATCACCTCCCATATCAACATTCAAGATGCTTGAAGCTGAGATTGAACCACCTAATGCTGTTGCAGAACCAGCAATGGTAATGCTGTTGTTGGTCAGCTTGTCATTAGCAATACTTCCAGCCAAGTCAGCATTTAGAACTGCGCCAGTAAGCGCCAACTTGCTATAAGCAATACTTCCAGCCAAGTCACTGTTGAGGATAGCCCCACCAAGAGCCAGCTTTCCGTAAGCAATGCTTCCAGCTAAATCAGCGTTAGTGACAGAGTTGTTCAAAGACAGCTTGCTGTATGCAATTGCCGCAGAAGCGTTGATGTCTGCATTTACGATTGCGCCATCAGCGATCATGGCAGAAGTGATACCGCCTGCTTTGACCTGAAGGCTATCTCCAGAAATCTCAAGAGAAGAATCATCAACGTTCACGCTAAGAGTGTTTCCAGTCTTAGCAAGACCAAGGCCAGCAACAATCTGTCCAGCGCCAGAGAATTGAGCGAAAGCTATAGAAGTTACGCCAACAGTCACGGCATCGTTAGTACAAACCCAACCAGAATCAGCGTTTACAGTACCTTCGCGAACGAACATTGCCGCCCCAAGGAACTCGCCAGCCGCGTTCATATCAGTTGAACGTGACCAAGCGCCAACAGCACAAACGTAAATTCCGTTCTCGGTTCCATCTGTCTGACCTTTTACAAGAACGCGGTCATTAGCAATGACAGCAACACCATCAATGGTCTGTGTACCAGAAAGTGTAATATTTCCACTAGCGCAAACAGCTACTGAGTCTTTCCAGTGAAGCCCCTGTGCAATGCTATCTACATAGCCTTTAGTTGCGGCTTGTGCATCAGCACTAGGTGTTGCGACCGTAAGCGTACCGCCCGTAAAGTCATAGGTTGCTGTTAGATCCATTTTGGTTGCGTTGACTGCGTTTGCTGCCAATTTAGATGTATCGATTGCAAGATCTTTGATCTGCGATCTGACGAATTGAAGGGCCATGATAATGCTCCGTAGTGGGGTTTAGTAAAAACAGTTTGCAACCCCCATCGCAAACTGTGGTGATCAATATCAGACTGCGCCTAATATTGAAACTGTTAAAGTCAATCGGCTAATCTAAAGTGGTTCATAAACCGCAACAACTACAGACCCAACGGGTGGTGCTTCACCAAAATATGTAGTGAATGAACTAGAGGTTGTTTCTACAACTTCCTTCCCCGACCCCGTTCTTTGCCTCATTCCATTGAAGTACACTACCAAGCTTCCTGCTTTATAACTTTGTGTTGTATTGAATATAGTCTGATCACCATCTACTTGGCCACTAAGATCATTTTCTATTTCCAAGAAAGCGTAGTCATTAAGCTTTGCGCTAATGATTAGCCAGCCGCCACCACTCCCAGTAGCAAGCCCATTGCTCACAAGGCAAAGGTAGCCACCGTTTGTCTCTATTATTTTACTGTTAGCCCCAGCAATGCCGATACCGCCGCTTCCCGTAGGGTCGGAAGCATTGATAGTAATCTTATTTACGCCAGCGCCGCCACCACCAGGAAGTTGGTCTACAACATGAATTATACGACCCGATCCAGCAGTGGCCGCATTTGGAAGGGTAACTGACTTAGCAGACTCGGCAGTATTGACGGTAACTATGTAGTCCGCCGCACCGACAGTATAAGGGTAATCCCCTGGTACAGTGTAGCCAGCAACTTGCTTACCAGAAACAGCGAGATTTCCAGATAAGCTCATACTCTGGGTTTCTATACTTGGATCAAGACCAACTGTTACTACGCCATCGACAGTGTTGGCCGTTATTTGGTTAGCTGTACCAACAACCGATTTTATAGTACCCTCTGAATCTGCTGATGGGTACCAAGAAAGGCTAGACTGATCCCATTTTAAGACGTACCCATTTGGGGTTTCGTTTGTTACGTCATCGCGCAACTTCGGGGCGTGCCGCGCCCGATTGAGTAATACTAACCTTTCTTTTTCAGCCGCCATATTATACGCGCTACGCTATTGAATAAGTGGAAACATCACCGTCTAACTTTGCATAGTACGGCGACCAAACACGAGCGCCCAAAACGACCCTCCCTGATTGGTAAGTAATAGAAACTATTGTAGCAGACTCGTTTTCCCAACCAAATTCATCATCAGTTAGTGAAATATTATCCCCTAAAGATACAGAAAACATAGCGCTGGCTATACATTCATACTCAACATAATACGAAGGCAAGCTTAAGTGGGATACAAGCCAGTCTACGACTAGCCCAGCAGTCTGATCGTCATTGATGTACGGGCATTGTATAGAAATGTGCTGCCTTAGCCCGATATTCTGTGCGCTTACATTACATAGAGCATTATTGGTATGATCGGCTAAAACAACGCCTTCGTACACATTCTCCATTGCATTGAATTTATACTCAACAGTGAAGCTATTATAAGACTTATTCTTAGCTGTTTCGGATACTGCTGTAGCCCTCCCCATGACAGGGTGCGTTTGGGCATTAAGTTTAAACCCAACCTTAGCCCCATTCCTGTCCACAAATACAGGGCCGTATCCGCCCAGCATCCAAGCCATAGAAACCATAGGGAAACAACCAAGCAACCCTTGTTCTATAAATGAAAGCGTTGTAGCGTCATTGCCGCTTCCAGCATTTACTAATGTGGTGGACTTTAAAGAAGAAGCCTTATTGTTAGCTAAAGAAAAGGCTTGATAGTTTATGCTGGCTTTACCAAAAGTAGAGTACTCTTCAAGAAAGTACAGCGCTTGGCCGATTGGGTTTTGGCTTGAAACACCCCTTGAAACCTTCACATATACTGCTTCGGTATATTCCGTAGATGGATTGTTAGTAAACTCGATACCCGTATAAGGCACCCCTTTATCGTCATTTCCACGAAACACAGACCACCCGTAAGTAATATCTGTTGTCCCGTAAGCCACGCCATCAACATAGATGCTGTCTGAACCACCAGACTGCACATCAAGATCCCCTATCCCCACCATCAATTGTTGCAGAGATGCTGTCCCGCTCACCCAAATACACGGAACCCATTCATAACTGTTGGCTACAATAGGATACCTGCGGCCTATAGACTCTTTTGGCGCTTGCCTAAATGCCACATTGTCCACAACATAAGGCGGTAAAGATAAATCCATTGACTCTTTAGGATCTGTAATGCTGAATTCTATCGTACCACCGTCAGCAGGGAAAAAGTTAACCCCACTGTCCATTTCACCCCGCATAAGCACAAGCCTATTGTCATAATCCCCACCATCGTATTGTAGAGAAACCTCCGCTACACCAGCAAGCATCCTACCTTTGGAGATTAAAGATGCCGCATCTACAAGCTCATTCGGCAGGGTGAAACTAAAGCTTCTGGCAGAACTGTTGCCGCTTCCAATATCAATGCTGTTGGAGATAGGCGGTTCGGAAGACATAACAGGTAGGTAGTTGTACTCTGCCCCTGTTTCTGTAGAGGTGGTATTACATTCCCTACTTGAGATGAAGACACGCTTGTCTACACCAAACACAACATCTATACACATTACTAGGTGGCTAAGGTCTGGATCAGCACGTAGGTAGTCAGCCCAATACGTGCTCAAAAGCATTTTGCCGCCGTACCTATTCTTATCCCAGACTCTAAAAGCTGGGTGGTCTGTGTAAAGGTTTACAGCCACCTAAACTTCCTCTTCAAATGTTACTGTTGTGTCCCCCACTTGGTACCACTTGTTGGAAGTTTCACTGTAAGCCCACCCGACGTTTTGATCCTTTGTTTCTCCAGTAAACCTACAATAGATTGTATTCTCATCATCTGATGATGAGGTGTCCAAACATAAGACCAGTGGGTTGGCGCTGTAATCAGAAATCTTGTTTACCATAGATCTGAAGCTGTTCCGCCACTCTTCTATGTCTCCCTTTACTTGGCCAGAAAAGGATTTTCTTGGCGAGCCTTGCTTATAAGCTGACCTAACACCAGTTTTAGCCGTATAAAGGGACACATTGCCTTTTTCGGCAAGGGTTGATTTCCAATCTAAAGGAACCGAGAACGGCAATGTCATGCCAGCAACAACATTGCTGACTTTGAAGTAACCCTCTGGTGGGTTTGGATTAGTGGCAGTAGTCCCGCCTGCTGTCATCGCTAATGTCATTTCGTTGTATTCCATGTCTTGATCAAAGAATACTGTTTTGTTGCCGCTGTAAATATACAAGGTAGAAAGCGGTGAAATCACATTCTGCATAAGGGTATTTAGGCCAGTAATAGAGACTAAATTACCCCTGTTTCCAGATATTTTATATGCCCGCTTATTGCCGTCTAAAGCCTCAATATCAACATATTTTCCAGCCAACTCATTTTCACGCCAACGCCTAGCATCATTGGTTGGCACTTGGAACGATAGCTTAGAATTCATTGTTGATGAAGCGCCCGTATCCCCAAGGCTAACTATAGAGCTTGTGTACTCTGTAAGGTCGATAGAGATGTTAGTGCTTGCTCCTGGGTATTGGTAGCTTAGGGTCATTAGCCTTGTGTTCGCACCCCACACACTAAAAGCTCTGTGGGCAAAGCTGTGAACATAGCCATCGTCTTCAGCATTTCCAGCACGCCACGCTAATGTCTCAGTTGCGCCTGCACCTAGGTTGTTAGAGCGCCACTCATATTTTTTGGAAGCGAGCGGTAGCTTAGCCATTCCATACTGGAATTCTGCTTTTCCAACAAAGCTATCCCTAGCCATTGCCCCGTCGCCGCCCCACCTTGCAGAAATACCTTGGGCTAAGTCTTGCCCATAAGGGGTGCATGGGAAGCCCCTATTGTTGGTAGTTTCGTCCCAATCAACTTGGCTTAGTGAATTACCTTGGTTCAACCTAGATACTAGGAATTGTGACCACCTGGAAGATTGTGTGCTCACACTAAAACCAGTGCCGTTACCAAAGTTGCCCCACCACACATTTTCGCGCTCATCTGTGGTTCCAGATGAAACAGCCCTAAATGAAAGAGTAAGCTGGCCAGTAGAAACCCACGCAGGGTAGCGGACACCATGTAACCCAACAGCCAAATCGCAAAATTGATTTGTTGTCCCAGCAGCACCATTGTAGTGCTGATCATCATACAACGACAGCCTGCAATCCATTGCTACATCATACGTTGCCTTGCTGAAAACAGCTAGAGAAGTGCCCGCAACATTGTCATAAATATGGAAGTCATAATTACTGCCGTTGCGTACCATGTCTACAGTAACAATAGCTTCCATTGTTGTTGCGGCTGTGGGCATGTACTTGACTATTTTAGATACAACACCTGTCGTTGGCCCATTGGCAGTCAAATTTTGACCCGTGTCGGATAAAAGAGGCCCCTGCCAGCTTGGGCCTTTTGCTGGAATACTGTCCTGAATATCTTTTAGGTTTACCGACCAAGCAACAAGTCCCCTACAGCCTATGCTTTGAGTTAATGCAGAAGCTGATGTTGAGTTTACTAAGAATCCATTATCTTTTCTAGCGTAAATTCGGTTGTTGTTAGCCACAGTAGATGTGAACTTGAGCGTAAGATCAGTATTATCAATTTCGTTTGAATAACCAGTACCATCAGCATCTACGTCCCAAAATCTAGCGCTAACAGTAGGTGAATCAGCAGTAGTCCAGTCTATAGCGCCCATAGAGGCGTTCCAGTAAGCACATGCAATACCGTTAGGGAACGGGCTTGCCCAAGAGTTTTCTGCTCTTAGTGGCTTGTAAGACCAACCACCCCACTCTTGCGCTCTTGTCCCTTCTAGGGCTATGTCTTGATCCACTGAATTATAAGCCCTATGGGCTGTAATGATGCGATCCCCAGCCCATACTCCGCGAATAAACGAAGGGGTGTAGCCTTGGCTACCCATCATCCCAAGATAATCCCTTTGTTGGGTACCAGAATAAGCAGCCCAAGATCCTTCTGTACGTCTATCAATATCGTAAGGGGACGAATTATTATTACCAAAGATCGAAATATCTTCAATCTTATTGATTGGTATTATTCTTGAAGTAGAACCTACCCAACCCATATCGGTCAATGCTCCAGCAGAAGCGTCAAACCCTTCCAAATAGCCGTTTGCAAACACGAATACGTCTGATGGCCCAGCTACCGCACACATCGCTTGTGGGGTGTAAAGCGTATTGTAATACGAATATTGAGTGCCAAGGTAAACAGAACCAGTCGTTACCGCTTGTAGCTTACCAGTCCTGTAAGCAGTAAACACCTGTATGACCCTACTACCAACCGTTGTGTCTGGAGATGCTCCCCAATACCCCGCATATACGATGAATGTTCCATCGCCTGTTTGCGAACCACAAATGCTAAAAACAGCACCGACATCAGCCAATGCGCTGCTTGAAAGGTTTCCTGGGAATCCTTGTTTTTCTACTATTTGAGCATTTGGATCGTCTGCTCCAGTATTGGGATCTGCTGGGTAACCCTGCACCCAAGAAGCACCTTGGTTGCTAGAGATTAGTGAGTAGAAACCTCTTGTTTTTTCAGAGATCCCAATTTCCAGTAGCCCCATGTAAAACCAGTTCCCAGAAACAGCTACTTGGAAAAAGTCGGTAAGGGTTGGCCCTTCAAAATACTTCTCTAAGATCCCGTCTTCTTCAAATCTCCAATTTAGGCCACCATCATCAGATGTGTACCTCGCAATATCAGAAGCATCTATAGCGCCGACAGCCGTCATGGGGCTGTGCTTTGGTGTTTTGTACCCAATGAATAGGTGCATTACACCATCATCAGTTTCTACAACACTAAAGCCCCAATTGTCGGTAGTTAGGTCACGCATATAATTGGTGACATTGGTACCAGATGTATTTAGGTGGCCAGCAGTGTCTTGGTACAACTTTGCGTAGCTGAATATGGTTTCGTACCCACTGTCGTAAGTCCCATACATGCTGTTGTTTTTGTAAGCTATTTCAAATTGTCCAGCCCTAAGCCTGAAGAACAACACTCGATCAAATTTACTAGAGTATGCAACCTCTAAAAATTCACCAACGCCGCCCCCTGCGCCAAGGGTAGCTGTGCCGTTCGCAAATGGCTCATAAGCTGTCCAAGGGAGCTTTGGATCGCTGTACCCCATATAGAAGCTGCTTGCTGGGTTTTCTGGGAATTCTTTGTACCCCCACATCCATTCTGAACCAGACAGCAACCCACCGCTTTGGCATACTTGAAGGTTAATGTCTTGTGGTGTTCTCGCGTTAACTTCACCTTTATCTTCATTCCAGTCGCCCTGAAGGAAGGCAAGCATACTGCCGTCGTTTGAAGTATCTGGTGATGTTACCCCTTGCATTGGGCTTCTTTGGGTGAAGCTGTACCCTATTGCAGCGGTAGTATCGTCTTTGTTGTCTTTTAGTAGTTCTGGATCTTGGAAGATCAGCGCGGCTTTAGGCTCAATGTCTGTTCTTGTAGATGCTTTTGATGCTCTTCGCTTCTTATTCCAAAGGACTTCAACTATTGCAGAATAAACCTTAGATATAGAAAAGGCGGTTGTCGGCGCTATGGTGACTTCTAAAGTTAAATTAGCCCGATCAATATCCTCAAGCTCAATAACATCGCTTGCACTAAAGCCAGATCCGTATGCTGGCACCTGCATTAAAACGCCGTCATCGTATGTTGTAGTGCCCCCATAACCTTCAGTACGGGTTGATCCGCTATAAGTACCAGTGGCGGATTTTTGAACACCATCACGCAAAAGGACAACACCACATTCCGAACCAACAGAATCCATCATAAGTGGAACAGCGGCGGAAACAGACACGATAGTTGGCGGCACATATTCTGTGTCAATTACAGCAGAAGCAGACTTTACGTTAAGCTTTAGCGTCTTGGCTGTAGCGCTTGTTACTTTTAGGTAAGTGGTCAGGTTTTTGGTTTGAAGCGCAGTCAGTAGATCGCTTTCGCCTGTTGCGCCTGAATCAGTAGTAAAGTAATCGCGCTCTACAACCCTTGCAGTTGGAAGCCCAAAGATATGGTGCCTTTGGTTACAAGAGTCTGTATTTGACGAATCTATATCTGAGAAAATCTCTGGTTGATTATAAACAACAACATCATCGAAAAAGAAATCTTGAACGCCGCTTGAACCTGGCCATCCAAACTCAAATGTACGCCAGTTTATAGCACTTCCAGCATCTATGATTTGGATTTCAAGCACACCATTTATGTAGAGCCTGTAGTACCTGTTTCCACCAGAATTAGATGCTCCTACTGTAATCCAATACCAAGTGTTTGAACTTAGTGCGGTAGGTGTAGCCTTAGCTACTGGTGATGTGCCATCTGTTTCTAGTGATAAGCCCAGGGAAAAGTCCCCTCCCCCGCCAGCTACAGGGGTGACAGAAAAGCCAGCAGAAGCACCGCCAGCGTTTCTTTTGACGACTGTTATTGGGCTTCCGCTGGTACTTACTGTTCCTTCTGCTCTAAAAGCAAACGAAATAGACAACCCAGCAAACGCCTCTGCTGTCCCAGAAGCATCTGATCGCAGCGCCATTGGGCCTGCTTTCTGGTTCTCTCTATCTAATTTTAGAGAGTAGTCACTTTCAGCACCGCCTGTAGCGCTGCCAGAAGGGTGTACAGTCGTGCTTGCAAAGTCAGGATAGTTACCAGACCCATCATCGATTACAACCCAACCAGAAGCCCCGTAAGCCCCGCCTGTAGAAATGCTGTTTTTATAGCCTGTGTAAGCTAAACCAGTTTCAAACCCATGATGCCAAACCCAAGCCATCTTTACCCCTTAGCTTTGGCTAGAAAAGCGACCGCGATCTAAGCCAACAGTGGCCCCCGACGCTCTTCGCAAGTCTTGCTTAAGTGATGGTGTGTGCCCACGCTTTCCAGCGGTATAAAGCACATCGTCTAATGTTTTTCCTTCTGCAACTACTGTTACCCTTAAGTCCCCGCCACCCGAACTGCCAGTTGTAAGAACAGCGTTACCTAATGCGCTAACCATAGATGGTATTGCGCTTAAATCCATTTCTGGTGCTGATGGGCTGCTAAGCCCCATTGAGCCAAGAGATCCTGCAAGTTGTTTCAGCAAACCTGCTGGAGTTTTTGCGGCTAAGAACAAATCGCCAGGAGCAAACCTTGTAAGCGCCCCACCTGATCCAGCGGTCATTACTTCTGGGGTGTCCCCAAATGACTGTGTTTCCGCATACCCTAAAGTTACAATCTCTTTGATTAAGTCTCTAAAGAACCCAACCATTTGTTTCAGCCCATTCCAAATAGCATCGCCAAGCCCATCCATGAATTGGCTAAAGTCAAAGTTATTCCACCAATCTTTGATCTTGCCGAAAGCACTATCTAGCAATGCCCAGAAGTTGTTAGCGACCTCTGCGAAGAACCTTGGGATCATAATGATCAAGGCAGGGACTACGGTAAGGGTAAGTTTTATCAAATCCCTAATAAGGGTGAACATAAGCTCCCCTAAAGCAAGCACGATTTGTGGGAGTGCATTGACAATCGCAGCAGCAATATCTGGTATTGCATTTACTACCGCCATGATTATTGGCCCTAAGTTCTCAGATATACCAATAATGATAGCAACCACACCTTCCATGAGTGGCCCAATCAGGCTTGGCAAAGCATCGGCCAATGATTTTAGGATTTTTGGAGCCGCTTGCATTAGTGCTACCACTACATCTACAAGGCCATCCATTAAAGCTGTAATGAGTGACGGAAGCTTAGCTACAATCACATCTACAAACTTTGGAATCTCCCCAATAATGTAGGCGATAGCTTCAAATACAAACTCAAGGATACGGGGGGCCGCGTCCATAAGCTTCCCGATAAACCCAGGAATCATGTCTGTAATAGCAATGATGACATTTGGAAGAGAGTCAATCACAGCATCAACAAGAGACAGCACACCATCAAGTAAAGCGTTTACTAGAGGCCCGATGTTGTTTGCAACGACACCCATTAGGCTTGGAATCGTTTCCCCAATTGCAGCTACAAATACAGGCACCTGAGCCATTATCTCAGTAAAGATAGCTGGTAGGGAGTTGGTAAGATTCTTAAAGAAGCTGGTGGCTTCTGTAAATTGATCTGCGATCATTTGGGCTGCTGCTGCGCCTGCTGACGCTGGCATTTCTGCTAAACGTGCTTGGGCATCTGTTAGGTCATCACCTGTTAGCTGCCCGCTATTGATCTCCTCTTGCAGATCAGCGCGTTCTTTCATTAGATCCCTGGCTTCACTAAGGGTTCCAAGTACGTCAATGCTTAGCCCTGTAAACCGCGCAACAATGTCTGTTACCTTAGTCCAAGCGCCCCCGACTGCGCCTACAATGCTCACCATGGCCCCTAGGGTGGCTTTTACCGCCTTTAAGGCAAAGCCCACGCCTTTGACGCTTTTAGCAACTACGGTAAACCCTGTGGCAAGCGGGCCTTTTACTGTATCCCATGCAGACTCTATTGCGGTTCCAAGCGCAAACCTAATCTGGAACCCAAGGGTTTCTGCCCCAGTACCCATAAGGCTAAACAGCCCACCAACAGTCTTTCCGATGGCAGGGGTGATCGCTGACCATACCCCCACAGTTGCATTGGCAATACCTCTGAATACCCCTGCAAATTTGTAAGCTATCTCTTGACCAAGCTCGCCCAACTCATTTAAGACAAACCCAAAGTTTTGCTCTAACCAAAGCCTTTTCTTCTGCTCATCTATTTGGCCTAGAACAACCGCTTCAAATTGCCCGCGCAATATGTCGTTTTGTATGTCGGCTGCTGTTCGGAGCTTATCGTATAGCTCCATCAATGTAGCTTCTGCTTCTCTCCCTACATATTCATACGTTTCTTTACGTAGCTCACGATCATACCGTGCAAGCTCAAGAGCCATTGTGCGTTCGTATGTATTTCTTCTCTCAATTTCAGACTCATGGAGATTTGCAACCTTCCTTGACCACTTGGCCACTATCTGAAAACGTTCGGTTTCCCCTTCTTGAGATAAATCAAGATAGGCTTCGCTTGCTTCTAGTGCGTGTTCATAATTTATATTAGCTATTTCCGCGTCAGTCTCTTCCTCCAGTATAGCTTTGCGTTCTAGCCATGCTTCCCATATACGCCGTTGTGCAACCGCATTACCCTCAACGGCAGCGTAGGAATTACGGGCAATATCTCCTTCATTACGTAAAGCGATTCTTAGTCGCTCTTTTGCTACATCCTGTGAATGTACAAGCTCTGACAACATTAGTTCTTGGTGAGCTTCACGGTTGCTTTCTGCTACCGCCTTTACATACTCGTTAGCCAATGTCAGCTGCATCCTGCGGACATCTCTATAGAATTGTTCTAATAGTGCCGTCCCTCTTCTTGAAGCCTGCCCTACTAGGTCAATAGCTGTTTGGTAGGTTTCCCTTAAATCCCTAACCCTACGTTCAAATTCTATCCCGATCAGTTCATTGTCAGTTGCTCTTGAATCCCGCCAATCCTCGCGTATTTTTCTGTGAGCTTTTTCTACGGCTTTAAGGGCAGCCTCCCAAGCACTGCGCCATTTCTTAGCTGCTGCTTCGTCTTCCCTGGCTTGTTCAGCAGCAGCAGCATCTTCAACGGCTTGTGTTCTAGCTCTCGCCCTTTCTAGCTCAAGATCAGCAAGTCGCTTGTTGTTATCTAATATTGCCCGCTCTTCTGCTGCTCTGCGATTAAGCAACTCTAACAGCACTCTAGCTGCGTCTACACTTTCGTATTCTAGTCCAAGCGAATCCGCCTGCGATAGAAGAATTTGTTCCCTATACCTTCTCTGTGTATGTGTGGGCTGGTTAAGATCCTCAAGCAGTTGCCTAAGCTCTCTTGCTTGCTTAGCAGTTCCGTTGTAATAATCATCTTCTAAAGTCTGTCGGTAAGTTATTCGGTCAACATTTGCTTGTGCTGCTGCTTCTAACTCTTCATCTGTAGCGCCTGCTTGTTCACCAGCAACCATGGCGTCAGCCAATTGCCTTTGGGTAGCAATTTGATCTACCATTGCGCCATTCAATTCACGCTTTACTATAAGCATTTGGCCTGCTGCAATAGCCGCCCTTACTTGCCCAGCCTCAAGCTCAGCCAAAGTTTCTAATTCGTGCCTTTGTGAATTTGAAAGCTCGTCCCCGCTTCTTGCTGCTTCTAGTTGCTGTAATGCCCATCTATTAGTTTGACTTGAAGCTACGGAATAGAATCTATCCGTTGCCTTCTTAACCTCATCAAGCTGCTCTCTGTACCTCCGCATTGCTTGGGCAGCACGCTCCTGTGCATCACCAACATTATTGGTCATTCCAAACAGCTTCCTAAGGCCGCTTGTCAACGGGCCTACAAGTTTAGTCGCCCCCCAAATGGCCACCCCGTACCCAGTAAGCCTCATTGCGCCTTTCGCTAACCCTTTTCCAAGGGTAGCCAAGCCCGCCTTGCTAAACATAGCGCCAGCGCCACCAAAGCCTCTTTGGGCTGTCCCCGCTTGTGTAGCCGCAACAGCTAAACTCCTCATAGCTGGGATTACTGTCCCAGTTATCACTGTTGAAAACGCTCGGACTTTATTTACAGCCCATATTGTAGCCATAACTGTAGCGATATCTGCAAGGATGGGCAGCCACCTAATAAATGTGACGGCTACGTTCGCCACTTTTACCATTAGGTTGGTTATGATTTCACCCCAATTGCCTGCATTTAAGATAAAGTAGACTTCAATGCGCTCCATCATCCTAGTCCAGGCGTTTTCCGTTTTATCCGCATCTGCCTGTATAGATTCTGAAGTTTTGTTTAACGAAGATGCTATTGTGGTAAGCATATTCGACATAGGTTCTTGGTAAGTACCAAAGATCGAAAGCAATATGTCTTGAAATGCTGACTTTACAATAATGGCTTGATCTAAAATATTGTCTGTGGCTTGTTGGTACAAGCGATCAGTTTGGCCAACAGAAGACTCTAGTGTACTAAGAAGTTCACCGTATTCGTCGTTTCCTTGCCTAGCATTATCAATAAGGCCAGCCATGTTAGCGCCAGCCCTTCGGCCAAAGATCTCAAGAGAATCCCCAACATCTGCTGATGTATTACCCAGTGTTTCTAGAATGTCCCCAAAAGTGTGGTACTGGGGGTTAATGTCGGCCATTGTGAGGCCAAGTTTTTGCAAAGTACGGCGCTTTTTCTCCGTTTCTACAGCCGCCGACTGCATAGCCATACGGAAGTTAGTACCAGCCAAACTTCCTTCTAGACCAATATTCCTAAATTGCGCTACAGCAGCCGTACTTTCCTCAATGGACATGCCAAAAGCTTGACCAACCGTACCAGCATACTTCATAGCCTCTTTAAGGCTGTTTACATCAAATAGAGAGCTTGTAATTGCTGTAGCGAATACATCCGTAACCCTGCTAGATTCAGTCGCATCAAGGTTAAACTGAGCGAGTGTTGCTGCCAGCAAGTTTGTTGCTGTAGTCATATCTGTACCAGCAGCACCAGCAAGCATCAACGCAGGCCCAGAAGCCTCCATGATCTCGTTTGTAGTCATACCAGCACGAGCAAGGTTCTGCATGGCTTGGGCAGCTTGGGTCGCACTAAACATGGTGCTGCGGCCAAGCTCCCTGGCTTTTTCAGTCATCCCCTCCATTTCTTGGCTTGTCGCTTGCGTGATCGCACCCATAAAGGTCATTTCACGATCAAACCGAGCACCAACAACTGCGCTTGCAGCCATCAAGCCAGTAAAGGCTTGGGTGGTTCTCTTTAAAGCACGCCCTGTGTGCTTATCTAAGGATTTACCTATATTTTTTGCTGCATTATCTAATTGTTGTAACGAAGATGTAGCTGCGCTTGCACCAGCAGTAAACTTCTGAGCGCTGAGTTTAAGGACAAAGCCTATTTCATTTTTAATGCTCACCTTAAATTTTCCCCGAATTACCCACTATACATTAGCTCATTTACACCAATATTTCAGAACTGTATCTAATCAAAATTAAACCCAGCAGATTTGATTGAGTGTAACATTGCTTGTTCTTTTGAAGCTTTATCTTTTTTAGATGCCTCTTTTTTAGTACCCGATTTACCTTTTTTCTTTACCTTGCCCCCAAGAGCAGTTGTCGCCATTTCGGCCAACATATTTACTTGTTCCATTTTGTAAGAAACCATGCAGTAAATACACAGCCTTAATTGTTCCCAAGAGAGGTCTAGTACTTCGTCCAGTTTCCAGCCTGATACAAACATCAAGCCAAGCCCCCTCTCTAAATCCTCTATGTTTAGTTTTCCTGAAGCTCCATCGCGTTCTTCCCTAGAGTCGCTACCCCCATCCCCAGTTTCTTGATGAAGCGTTCGGAAAAAGGGACAAGTGATGTAATCAACTCCTCTAGCGGCAACACATCAAGCGGGTCTTCTCCAGCAAGTGCTGTTGGGTACGCAGCAGTGAAAATTTCACCAAGCTTTTCTGCGATCACTTCATTTGTAGCAATGGAAAGGACAATATCAATAATGCTTGATTCGGCTTCACCCGAAAATGCAGATAAGATATTCTTGATCTCACCTTCATCAAACAAGCTCCGCATCAGTCGGAATACTTTGATTTGCTGGCGTGCAGCAATCGTTCCTGGGAGGGTAATTTTGTTGCCTGTGCAAGTCGTCAGCACCACTTCATCTGGTGGGACAAGCTTGGACAGCAATGATTCCATTTGCTCAAAAAACTGCTTATCTTGTGCTACCTCGTCAACTACCCCGTTTACGGTTGGGGTTGCTGGTGGCGTAGTCTCTGTTTGCTCTTGCATATTCACCTCCTAGGGCGTGTTTATGACTGTATTATTTACAAGCACTAAAATAGCATAGGCTTCAATATATCCATATCGTACTTTTGACTAAAGTAACAGGCAAAAAAAGAAGAGGCACCTGCTGTCCGTAGCAGGCACCCCTTCGTGGCACATTTAGCTGAGAGGCTAAATCTAAATATTATACGTCCCGCTTGAACTTGACTAACTGCTCGGTCGCTGGAAGCGATGCAGAAGCCCAATCAGTAGTGCTGCGGAGAGCCTGGAAGCTGTATTCAAACGAATGTTCGTCTGCACCGAAAGATGGAGACACTCCACTTTCACTAACGCACTTCCACAAGTAAACGTTCATGGTGTTGCCTGTAACTGCCATGTAGTGTTGGATGTGAAGGGCAAGCTCTTCAACAAGTGGATCACCACCCCAACGAAGCTCTGTACCAGACGAATGGGTTGCTCCTGCACCAAGGGCGCGGCCCATGTTCATAAAGTCCCACTCAATACTGGTAAACTTAGCCATGACTGACTGTGCTTGAGTGAACGTATAAACATTCAACTTAGGGTTACCCTGAGTAATAACTTTCTTTTCGGCAGACATTTCAATAGAAACGCCATCTTCTGCAATAGCGCCAACATCTACAGTTGGGGTAGCGCCAGCAGGGCCGAGAAAAAGAACAGCAGGGCCAAACGAAATATCGTTGGTTGTAATAGTGGGAACATTATATGGCATCGGATCGCCTCTTAGTTATGGTTTACAAAATTATGCTGCACCTGTTAGGCGTCCAATGCTTAGATACTGAATACCACGTATCTGTATTTTAGTCTACATTCATGTGGTTATCTTTCGTCTTTCAACGTATTTTGTTCACCACAACGGCGACATGGCACCATTGTTTTGCCCCCAACCCCAGGGGTGACATAAGCAACAAAATCTTTGTACCTTACCCGTAGCTCTTCGCGCTCTTTGTTATAAATGCCCAACCTAGCTCCACAATTCTGGCAAGCCCAAACATCATCCCGCATCGGGTGTTTTGAATCATGTGTAACATCTTGTTCGCTCGAAGAATTGTTGGCAACGATAACCATAGCCTGCACATGCTGTAACTGGGAGTCAATCTCGTGGATTACCATTTCCATTTTTTGAAGGCGTTCTGAAACACCGTCTTGGTACGGTTGGTTTTTTTGGTTAGCTTGCATTTTCAATAATCCTAATCTTAATAGAGCAACCACAATTGCAGGTTTTTTCAACAAGTTCCCCTTTGCCTTTTAGGGAAATTGATTGGCCTCGTTCTATTACAAAAATATTTTTAGAACAATCTGGGCATTTGACAATTGATTGTGGCCCATTTGGCGCGTTTGACGCTCTCCAGTCTTGGGTTCTCATTATAACTCCCTATGTGAAATGCGTAATTTGTACTGCCCTTGTGCAAAATAAGCGCGTACATTTTCATTCCACCCTTCTAAAGGGCGCAATGTTTCAACACAATACCCAGCTACAGGGATGCCATCCTTTCGTAAAGTGGCGTTCTGTAATGCTTCAAAACACGCTTGGTATAATTCTAAAGTAAACCCTGAACTTTTTCTGCCATAAGCATACAAGTCCATGGACACTTCTTCATACACTCCATTAGAGCCAACAGTGCCAGCCTGAAAGTCAATAATAACCATTGGGTATGTTACTGTTTTACCATCAGAGTCCTGAAAGTGTGCCCCCCAAACCCTGTTTCCAACAAGCGCAGAAACACTTGCATCGGCCAATAGTACCGATCTTACCAAAAGCTTGGTTGATTCTATATTTACAAAACGCGCCACTATAATTTATCCATTTCATCCATTATGTGATTGATAACTGCAAACTCAATATCTGCCTTAGCTTTCTTTTTCACCCCTGTAAAAGGATCTCTTGGCAGCATATTCCTGGTTCCGCTAAATACATACCTGATGTGCGGCGCAGCACCTAAGTCAGGGTAAACCCTTACTGAATGCCCCGTAAATGAAGTCTTAATTTCAGAACGAATACTGTTGTATAAAGCACCAGTCCTACGGTGTACAACCCAAGGGTTCTTGCTGTGTATTTGTATTGACCCGTGTTTTCTTGCATACGGGTGACCAAGTGCAGCAAGGTGGCTCAAAGTATGATCACGCTTGTCTAAAGCTGGTTTTAAAAACTTTTCTACATAAACGCTTGTCCCCTTAGTAAGGGCATCTTTACTAATCCTACCTTTCATTTTCTTGGGCAGCTTTCGTAGAAGCCTTTTAGCGATAGCCATATCTGAAGAGTTAATTTTTAGCGTTACTCCAGACATAACTACACCCTGTTTTCAGTAGACTCTACTACTGTATCACCAAAGTCGTCTGGGATCTGAAGTTCTGTATCCCCCGTATCAAATGATGCAATCTCAGACATTGCTTTAATAAAGCTTTCTTGGAGGGCCTGTAAATCAACATTTGTCTTAATAGGATTGCCTTCAGAGGCGCTTCCAGAGACAGGGAATGGTGGGCAGAATTCTTTCAAGAAAGCAAGCTGTTGGTGCAACAATTCTTTAACGGGGTGTGCTGGAGATAAGCGTTCGTCAGCACCAATGAGCAACCCGAATGCTTGCCGTAGGTGCCAAGTAGCAAGTTCTCTAAACCCAAGGTAAGAATCCCCAGCAACCGCAACTGAGTTTTGGAAACAGATCCTAGCTTCTTCTGTTTGGCCATCATTCATAAACTGCAAACCTAAAGAACACCACCCACCAGTATTAGTTGGGTCTTCTAACAACTGCATTTCCAAGAGCTTGGTGTAAAACTCAAGCTTTGCTTGCATTTGATCTTTACTAAGACCCAAGCCAATATGATCAACTTCAAATGGTGCAAACCGAACTTGTGGGTGCAGCCCCATGTTTTTAATCTTTAAGATTGAAGCTTCTACGCTTTCATGCACCCTGTTGGCGTATTTCATTACACCGTTAGGATCTATGAGGAACATTCTAATTGTTTCGCTGTAGTTGAAAGTACCGTCGTCACGCCAATTTCTAAATTTCAACATCCAGCCCCAAGTATTAGAGCACTCTGCCATTCGGCGTAAAGAGAGGCATGACATAAAGTCTTGCCGCAAATGCTCGTCATCATCCATAGTAAAGAACCACCGCGTAGCTTCGCGTTTGGTTTCACGGATATGATCAAGGCCAGCATTGCGTACTTCCGCAAGATCATTATTGAACGGCTTGTAGACCCAAGACGCCCCAAACGCTTTGGCCACAGTCTTCATAGACTCAGGGGGCTTTGTGCCTTTAGGGCCAGTCCAGACCAATACGATTTGATCGCAGAGGGCATAGGTATGGTCTAAGAAGCGATAAAGGCCGCCGATCTGATCAGCCTTATGGAGAAGCATAGAAAAAGCAATACCATTATGAGCCACATAAGGGCTTAGCTTCATGTTCTCTTCGTCAACAAGGTGGCTATATCCCCCACCAGTTAAAACCATGTTTGGGTTTGGATCAATCGTTGTATAGAACTGGTGCTTGCGAATACGATCTGCATGGCGAATGTACCCAAAATGTCTAAACCGAATACCAGATACACGGCGAGAAAGGACGGTAAAGTCTGGCGAATTACCGCAGTGCAGCCCAACGTCATTTTCACCGTCAGTCCTACCACCTGTAATCCTTCCTTTAGCGTGTTCAGACTTATTAACCTTCCACAATCTAGCACCGTGCATCCCACCAACGTACCCATTGCACCAAGGCGCGTCTACTCGGCAAACACGGGTAGTGTCCCAGTGGTTTAGCCATCCAAAGTCAAATGATTTTACAAGGGGGTTTGGGTGGGCAATAAGCCGACGAAACAATTGGCGATCAACCCGATCTTCTAAAAACTCATCGTGATCAATAGAAAATACCCAATCAGCATCTAGAGACTCAGCCATTTCAATAGACTTATTGCGCTCATCTCGCTCATTAAATTTACCGTGCCATGTATCAGTAATAACGGGCACATCATGATCATTTTCACTAACTGCGGATTCTAGCCATACTTTCACTGCATTGGCAATACTTTGGGGGCTACTTGCTTCTCCGCAAGAAGCAATCATTTTTTGGGCATTTGGGTCTAGGGCATTACCATTCCAATCAAACGCCTGTGTTACCTCATACGGGTTGCCTGTCATTAAAACGGCAAGCCCATCAATCATTTGAGAATTACGGCGAACACACTCATAAAACATGCCTACATCGTGCATAGTATTGAGCTTTACCCGCATACAACCAATGATCTTCTTATCGGTTGTATTGACTGCGCCCCATTTTTCAACGTAAGGCCCAACATTCGCAAGCCCGCGCTCAAGTTCTGGGAAGTGCTTGTCTAAAGTTTGGTGACCTTTATGGTGGACATAACAATCAGAAGCAACCCCTAATTTCCACCCAGACTGGTCGGCGCGGGCTGCAACATCATTATCATCGTACCCTCCGATTCCAAAGTGGGGGTCTAGGAAAAAAGGGTGACCATCTTCACCCTGTTGGACTAATTCTTCGATACACTCTCTTTTGTATGCAACGCAGAAACCAGAAAGAAAGTCTGTATTAAGTACGCGGCCAGATTTCCCTGGCTCCCAGGAACGAACAAAGTCATCCAAGACTTTGTATGCACCATGCGTATAAAATTCTAAAGCGTTCCCCTGTATATCTCCCTGTTGAATAGACTGTTGCCCTGCAACCTGTGTAGACAGTGGGCCAACAGCGCCAACCCTTCCATAGGAAGCAATTGAATCGCCATCTGATTCGTAATAACCACCGTCTAAATCCACCTTACTTTCAAACCAAATGCGATCTGTATTAAGGGCATTATCTAACTTTTCGGCCCATTTATTAGTGACGATTACATCATCATTCATAATGATGACAGTGGGTGCAAAATGTAAAATGCTAAATAAGCCAAAATTGACCGCACCAACCCACCCAGCGGGTGAGTCCATGTCTAACCAATTTAGCTCAACACACTGGTTTACTATCCCATTAGATCCTGTAGAGTTGAATTCAGAACAAAGCTTCTCAACTTCTTTTTTAGAAAGCGCAGCTTCCGCTTTACCCTTGCTTGTTGGATTATTCACGACAACAAGTTTGAATTTTGATTTCTTAGTGTGAAAAAGAATACGTTCAATAGCTGGGACAATAAGATCTAATGACCCCATTGTTGGGACAATAATATCAAATTGATTTACTGTATCTTTTTTGAAGTTGGCGACTAATTCCACACTTACCTCCTGGGCTTTTGCGTGATTTATGTTGTGTATCTTGTTGCTCTCAATAAGTAATGTTCTGTTCTTGCACCGTAACCGATACGAACATCACGTACTGCTCTAACAAGCCATTGATCATTTGTCTGTATATCAGTTGCAATGTCTTCTACCTGCGGAGTCCAAACTTCTTCACGATCAATACGCAGGTAGGCTGCGTCCATTTCATGCGTACCTTGTGTCAAGGCGGGATAGTTTGGTTGCCCAGAAAAGTTAAACCAAACAGGCCGATTAGAAGCAACCTCAACACTTATTAAATTTGCTGTCCCATCAGCACTTACCGATTGCAAGGCAACAGTAGCTATAGAAGTTTCGTCGGCTAAATCTGTTGTAGTGATCCCGCTAATAGTGGCAAACTTGGTCGTAGTTACTTGGGTGCCGTTTCCAGTGAAGGTGAGTGTTTGGTTAGCTGAAACAGAAGAGGTGTCTGTTCCTGATATGGTTACTGTACCGCTCCCTGTTGTTCCGCTTGCGATAGTTACCTCTATATAACTACCGCCACCTGGAATAGCGTATGTAGCAGACATGCTTGCTGAAGCAGTTGTGGGGGACATTAAGTATGCTGTTCGCCTACTAAAAGTAAACCAACGTGAAGCAAGCCCAGAAGCTATAGCCATGGTTACCCCCTTTTGTGGTGGCGGCGTATACTAGCCGTCATTGGATCTTCTTCTATTAAGAGCTTTGTGTGGCTAGTAAACTTTGGATTTTGCCAAAGGTGCCCCACCCTAGAAGATTTTGTTTTAAAAAGAAAGTGGCCCTCTACATATTCAGAATGGTACCCAATCTCATACCAATCAACACTTAGGGCTGGTTTTTGTTTTGTTTCCCAAGCATCTTTCTTAATATCCCAAATATGTTGCCCATCATGGTACCCCCACCTTGCAATGTAAGAAGACTTCTCTTGCCTCTCATGCACATTCCACTTTATCCTAGCCATGCTGCGAACAACTTCTTGTTTTGGTCTTCTCATCCAAACAATAGCGCATTTTGGATCTTCAGGTATAAGATCCATTTTCGAAGACAAGGCTGGCGCTTGAAGTACGAATGTACCGCCGCCTAACAAAAGGCGTGAAACCTCCCGCCAATCATTAGCGACATCAGTTTCATCAATCCACGTACAGCCTAAGTCCATAGATAACATCTGTGAACAAATGGTTGTACCTGATCTTTGGCAACCGCTAACGATAACCTTGTCATACTTAGACAAAGTATCAATCACTTCCTTTGCAGTATCTAGTCTCACTTTTCTTTTTTTTCGACTTTCTTTGTCTTTTCTTCTTTCTTTACGTCGGTTGCCTTTGGGGTGGCGGGTTTTGGGGCTACAACTTTAGGTTTTGGCTTACTATCTACTAAGCCTACCCATTTAGATCCGTCGTATGTTTGGGCAACTGGATCTTCATCTGACAAGACAACAACCCGTACTGCTTTGCTTGGATTATCGAAACGGTAAACAGTATGGGATGGATCTTTATCATAAAGCTTAAGCATCGCTTCAGATGTGGCCCCAGCGGGCTTACTACCAACATAAACAATGCAGCGCCTAGGTCGGTTAGAAAGATGTTCTGCCATTTGCTTATCGTTATCACCCCAAACCACTAAGAATTTTTCCCCGCTATAAAACGAGGATTTACCTTCTTCGAGCAAACCCATTTTCCCAACACAAACAGCTTTTTTATGATCATCAAAACTGACTACACAATTTGCCATACTCAAACCATCTGCAAGGCGGCCTTTTAATTCCACCCCCGCAGGGATAACCCCAATGTATTCATTTCCTCTATAAAAAAGCATGTCTTCTCCTATGCTATAGGTGTAACAGTGTAGTTTGCGATATATACGCTTTCTATATCCTTATATGAATCCAAGAGCGCTGAAAGCTCGAATTCATCTAAAATAGATCGCTTTGGCCTCCAGCCAAACTCATTAAAAAACCTATCGCCGCAAACGTAATAAGCCTCATCTTGGCCTGGTCGATCACCAACGGTTTCACCAGGCTCCATGCTTTCTGGGTAATCTGATACGAGAGCTAAACCCTCTACAAGCTCCCTTACTGTTGTGCTTGTTGGGCCTGCGATGTTGTAAGTGTCGTGAATTAAGGTTCCAGCTACAAGCTTAGAGCCAACCGCCATTAAAGTTTCTACAAACTCGGAAACATGAACCCATTGCCTAATTTGGCTGCCACCGCCATGCAGTGGGACTTTGCTGTGTGATTGTAGTGCTTGGCAAGCAATGGGGATTAACTTTTCGGGGAATTGATTTGGGCCGAAAGCATTACAACCCCTAGTAATAGCAAACTGCAAACCAAAGCTTCTGCCTTCTGCGCGAACCGACAATTCGCCCGCCGCTTTCCCCGCGCTGTACGGGCTGCTTGGAAGTAAGGCATCACCTTCTCCTTTCTTTTCAACTTCACCATTCTCAGTGATAGCTGAAGGGCCGTACACTTCATCAGTACTACAATAAAGCATTGGGATTTCGTGATAAGAACATGCTGTCGCTATTACCTGAGTACCAACAGCGTTCACATACATTGTACCTGAGCTGTCTTTCAGGCTTTCGTCCACATGTGATTGGGCTGCTAAGTGCATAACTAAATCAATCGGAGTCCCGTTTGAATATGCCGATACGATAGCTGTGTTTACAGAGTCAGGGTCACAAACATTGCCAATGACCAGCTTTGAAATTTCTGAAATACGAGTCTTACCTGTAGCTGTCTTATCTAAGATATCTAAGACCCATACAGATGTGACATAGGGGTTTGCGGCCAAACGCTCAACTAAATGCTGGCCAATAAAACCACAGCCTCCTGTTACCAACACGTTCATTACTTACTCAACCTGTCTTCAAGCAGCGTGACAACGCTTTTTCTAGTTTTGCCAGCGTTTTCTGCATCTAAAAGTGGCTGCAAATAAGCATCGTAATCGCCAGAACGCAGCAATTTTTCAATCACTTTAACACTACTATCAAGCAGGCTTAATTCCACAGGTGGTGTGGCAGCCTTTGGCTTTGCTTTTGGTTTAGGCTTAGGCTTAGGCTGTGCCTTTTTCACTGGTGGCTTAGCTTTAGGTGCTGCTGCCTTAGGCTTTGGTGAGCTTTGTGGGCCTTGCAGTTGGGCTTGACGCTTATCATTTGCTTTGCGCCAACCATTATCACGCAATGCGTTTACTACGCCACTATAGTTAGCTTCAACATACCATTGGCCGTTGTTTCGCTTAGCTTTAAGCACTGCTGTTGGTAAAAACACTTTCAAAATGCCAGAAGGATCACCTTCTTCAATTCTTCTTACGTAAAAAGGCATTAGTTACCCTCCTTTGGGAAAATTCTCTTGTATTTAGCTAAAATACCTTCTGCTGCTGCTGGTAGGTAGTTTTCAGAAACCCTGTAAGAGTACCCACCCCCAGATTCGCTTCTCATACCTGCGTGCCTGCCAACATTAAAATGATAGGCACAGATAAGAGATGCAGCATAAGTCAGGTCTGCTGGTACGCTACTATAGCCATAAGTATATGTTACTTCTACGTTTTGTCTACCTGATGCGAAGAACCTGCTTGCATCTGATAGGGCCAATAAGCCACTACGCGGCTCAAAATACCAACTGTCAGTAGATAATGTTTGCCCTGCGCTTTTTACTGCCGCAACGGCGCTAATAGGGAAATTGCGTAATGTAAATTGGGTTTCAGCAGACCCATCAATATTGTACTTCTCTGTAACAGTAGTTTGGGTCAGGGCAGCCATGCCTGTATAGGCAATGATTTGTTCATCAGCAACTTCTAGCAAAGTATCTATAAGACCATCGTGCATGGTCACAGCACTGGGAACACCCAGTAACCGCTTTACATTTACCCTTGTTGTTAAGTCTGCCACTGATCCCCCTGTTAGTCGTTAACGACTAGTCTGTACTTGTACCCACGATTAGAAGCGCGGCCTTTCATCATGCCGTAAATGTTGCATTCAACTAATTTACGATCCATCAATGTTTTGATAGCAGTTCTCCATTCAGTATCTTTGAATGTACTATTGCTTGTAATGAATTTCTTGTTGTGCCACTCGCCATCTCCAAGCGCAGCCAAGATTTGGCGCTGACTATCAGTTGTAGCCTCTACGCGGATTGAATTTAACTTCTCATTCCACTGTGGGGTAAGATCCATCCAGCCAGTGCAGCAAGCGCGTTCTTTGGCTTCTCTCGTTCGCAAGAAAAGCATGTGGTAAATCGTAGAGCCAAACTCAATCAATCGGCTGTCTTGGTTTTCAGTGTATGAATGGAATTCATACGCCTGTGCGTCATGTAATTCAGTATTTATATCTGTTCGTCCAACAACGTAATTGTAGGATTCTTCTTTAGGGACTGTAGTTGTAATAGCGGGCATATCTAACCTCCAATGCTGATTGTAATCTAACTGTATCAGAAACACAAAGACCTGGCCAACCGTAATAGTTAGCCAGGTCTATATGGTAGTAAACAATCTGCTTACTATACGTCAATACCGCCAAGGATAGCACCACCAAGGGTGTTTCCGAAAACAAGCGTTCCATCCCAGAACAGATCGAACTGCTCAAATTGAGAATCATCGCGTGCCAATGGCATCATTGTCGTTGGGGTAAGCTCCTCAAGCCAGTTGTAGCGCTTGTTCATTACAATAAGCGCTGTAGTTGGGTTTGTGGTTTCACCAGTAAACGCCGTAATAGCGCTACCAGACCAAGTCATATCATCAGGCACACCCGTAGAAACTACGATTGGGATACCGTCGTATGAACGGACACGGAAACCAGCCGCAATATCAACCATGTCATCAAAGCGCTGACGGGCAGAAAGCGCAGCATTAAGCTTACGCGCTCCTGAGTAAGACGCATAAATAACAAGATCGGCGCGTGATCCACTTCCCTTGACCTTATCAATGGCAGAGTCAAGCTTTGCAAGCGTCAAGCTGTCGCCTGCCGCAGCAGTGGTGTTAGCCACAACCTGACCAGAAACTGCACCGACAAGAGAAAGCATACCATCAATCTGTGTAGTCACAGTGGCGCTGTCTCCAATGAAAAGTGCAGACTCAAGCTTATTGTTGAAGTCATCAAGCTTCCAAGTCATCTCTTCTGCAAGGATATCCACATAGCTGCGGCCACGGGCACGCATCTTGCGGGTAACTTTACCGCGAGTAACAAGGGTTTGGTACGTGAATGTGGCCTGTGTGTAAGTACCAGTAGATTCAGCTACTGTAGCCGTATCACCAACCCAAACACTCGCAGAAGTCATCAAAGAACCAGTTCGGCGATTGATGATTGCTTGCGAGCCTTGGCCAGGACGACGTTGCAAAGTACCAAGGGCACCAAACTCACGAAGAGTAAGCTGCTGAATGATCTTATTCACATAGTTCTGGATAAGTGTGGTTCCAGCAGTCGATACATTGATTGCACGCTGAAAAGCCTCACGACGATTGTTGTCTAAGTTAGCCCATTGTGGGGAAATAATACCGCTCATGTCTACCTCCAGCCGTTACGGGCGTCAGGGTCAGTGATTACACCATCAACAAAGGCAGCCTCAAGTACAGACCGAAGGTCTTTCTCAAGGGAGCCACGTGACGGCAGTTCTTCGATTCCTTCAATAGAGCGGCGTTCGGCTTGTTCTTTACAAACAGCAGCCAAAGCACTTGCTCCACCTTGCACATCTTCCATTGCGCGAACAAACTCACCCAAGCGACCAGGCTGGCAAGAACGCATATCGTTCGGGCTATGGGCAAATCCGTTACGAACAGGGCGAGCCGCCATCCGTGCCATCTTAGCTTCCATAGCTTGAAGGCGCTCGCGAAGCTCTGCTTCTACGTTACCATCAACCTCTTTGGTTTCAGGTGCAGTTTCCTGCACGGGTTCTTTAGTCTGCGCCATGTCCCGCTCTACGAGCTTACCGAGAAGTCCTTGCATAGCGTCCATGCTGCGGGCAATTGCCTCTAGCGTGTTCGCTTCGTGGTTCTCAGTGACAGGCGCGGTTTCTTCGATTTTTACATCGCTCATGGCGCGTTCCTCTTGTTTTAGGTTTTTGACTGTATCAACTTTCACTTCTGCGCCTCGGTGTGCGTCTTCGCTGAAAGATTTTTCACCCATATTAACGCCGCTGTCAAGTGGAACTGTGTCCTCTTTATTGCGGGCCTCTTCTGGTGTGAACTCAGGTGCCTCTTTTTCAAGATCCTCGCTATCGCAAGAATTTGTATCGGCTACCGTATTTTCTTCTTCGCAAGCATCTCGTGTACTTGCTTGCGGGCTGGGTATAGAAAGCTCTGCTTCTTCGTCTTCGCCTGTCGGCAAATCTTCATCTTCTACAGCAGTAAACTTTTCAATATACCTTTCTAAGTTAGCTTTTACCTCACCCAAATCTTCTTCTGGGATACCAGGGTTTTGCGATTCAACCCTCTCAGCAACGGTTTGCAATTTATCATAAAAAACATGCAAGGTTCCGTCAGGTGAAGAGGCATTATCTGGCGCATCTGGATCATACATCCTAGCGACTGCTAATTTGTATGAATCTTTTTCTTCTGGACGCTCTTCATCAAACCAAAGGAAAGCCTTACGGTACCGATCCCAGTCTGGATCACCACCGAACAATGTACCCAATATGTTATCTTTTAGTTCTACCATTTGAGAGGGGCTTTTGATGAACTTGGCGTCGGGTGGTGCAAGCGGAAGATTAGCAAATGATGTTGCTGCCCTTGTTGCTTCGGGTGGGAGGGTAGTGCGATCATCTGGATTTACTGGCCCATCATCTACAACCACATCAACATTTTGATCGGCTGGTGCAATAATTTCTTCGCCGCTCTCTACGCTCAATGATTCACAAACATAATCTGGGGAAGCGGTAAACTCATGTGCGCCGCACCAATTTGTTCCACTGAAATGTCTACAAGTACCACAGCGTTTAGTAACTTCATTGCTAACTTCATAGTTAGGAGCATCTAAAACTGAACGTGAATCCTTTACGGCCACACTCACACTCCTCGCCACATCTGAAATCCAGCTATCTGGATTGCTTGGCCTGCGAGTAACAGCAAGATGATCAAGCTCCACACCGTTAATAATTACACGGTCAACTTCGTCTTCAGAATTAGTGATTACTTCCATTTCCGTAAACCACCCGCCGATGGAACAACCAACGGTTGCGCCTTGGCTTAATAAGGAGCAAAGCCGCTTAGCCCTGCTGTCTTCTTTATATAAAGCGGTAGTAACTTTGAGTAGGTAGCCAGCAGAATTACCTTTAGCTAAGGCGTCGTTAGCTATTTGGCCTTGTTCTACTGAGGCATCAACAGTAACACCAAACACCTGATCCCATTCATCTTCATAATGGCCTGGGACATACGGTACTCCAGCCTTAAATTGTTGGGCCATTCCGTGTAAGGCTGTCAGGCTCATCTCTGTCCCATGCCAATCAACACTGGTTGAGCTAGCAACCCCTTCAATTAAAATTGAGCCGTCACCTTCTTCACTAAAAGTTGTAGAGGATTCTTCCCCGCCTTCGCTTGCTAGTTCTACACGACGAACCTGCATTGGGAGAGAACCCGTACACGGGATACGGCAACGCCCCACCCACTTGGATAAGCCACCTTCCTCACTGTCTTTATCAAAGTCCAGTGTGTACTTTTTTTCGCCAATTGGTAATTCTATACGCAGTTTCATATCCATTTCCGAGTAAAACTGCACCTTGTTTGGCGTCAATGAACTGAATGTATCATATTAGTTCTACCGACACAAGGCTAACAGTGATTCGTTACTTAGCCGATAATACGGGATTTCACACTATTCAACATCAGTTAGTTCGTCAGATTTGTAAATAACAAGGACACATCGGCACTTAGCGCCGCATTTAGTATCTGATGCTGGGTATGCAGAAATATCGCTTAATAATCTTGGGCCAGACGAACCTTCTGTGGTGCAAGTGACGCAATTATCACCAGGCTGGCTCCTCCAATCATATTTCCAAACAACAGGCTTCCCGTTTTCTATGGTTACTGTACTGCGGAGAGCGCTTACCATGACTAGGCTTGCCAAGGCAACAAGCTTCCCGCTCCAATTCTTAATCCTATAAGCTTGCGCCTCAAGCTCTTTATCTACTTGGGCTACCACTTCCCCAGCCGAATCCTCTGGGCTTACTTGATCTGCGCGGTCACGTTGAGATAAAGTAGCTGACTCTAATATGCGCCCAATCTTCTGTTTAAGTGTACCAACCAACCCACTTGAATCCACCAAGTATTGCATTGCTTTATTTTGGTATGAAAGAGCTACCTGCACAGGGGACATATCAGGCACATTCTCCATAAAGTCCACGGCTGCTTCATAGCCGAGCCTTGCCGCATTGATATAGTAGCGGGTAGTTGCCATTTCCCACCTAACTACAAAAGCATCAAACGCTTCACTAAGGCGTTTCTTTGATTGGTTAGAAGTTTCAACGCTAATAGCGCCGCCCCTATATGAGGAGGAGATAATGCCACCAACTTCAATTACTAAGCCATCATATAAAGAAGCAACTTCAAATGTATAGTCTCTAACAACGTTCGCTAAGCTACGTAAATCAATCGTCCTTTCACCCTTAAACGCTTCTGGATCTGCCCAGTGGCTCGGTAGCCCTGGGTCTGAAAGCATGGCCCCCCGCCAACCCGTAACCTTCACTGTTTGGGTGCGATTAATCTTTGGGTTTTTAGCCGATAATGTTTCTTCTGGGGTAGTTGATACTGGATCAGGGGTTCCGCCAGTGCTTACACCACCATCAGTAGCTATAGCTCCCCCATCTAACGATGCGTAAGCAGCGTCCCCCATTGGGACTGTTACAGCAGGAGAATACCCAGCAGCAACTTGCGATAACGGCATTGGGCCATAAGACGTTGTCACCATTGCAACGTCGCCACCATCAATAGGCATAAAGCCCATTTCTGACCTTGCTTCATTTACAGTAAGAACCCCCTGCCTAATCAAGCTCTCAGCCCGCTTAGCCATAGATAGCTTCTCTTCCGCAGTAGAGGGGGCAATACGATCAAATGTGAATGAAAGTTTACCAATATCATCTGCATCAACAAGCTTAGGAACTATTTGAGCGTTTAGTCGCGCTTGGATAAGCTCAAGTATTGGCGAAATCAAATGACTACTAGATACGTCCATCTGTATTTCTGCTGCGGCTCTTGGGATGCCTGCTGTCTCACCAAGCTCAACAGGCATAACACCAAACACCCGCCAAATTGAACGGCGCATTTCCGCTACTACTTGTAGTAGCTCCAGGTCTTTTGGGGTGTGCCTAAGCTCTAACCATTTCGCATCAATCCCAGACGGTTGAGGGCTTGTAACTACACGAATACGGTGATCCTTACCTTTCATTGCCATTAGGTCTGTTCTTGCTCGCTCAGCAGCAGGCCCAGAAATACCGCCTAAGACAAGCAGCCCAGGAGGTATCTCATCAGCATCTAAAGCCAACATTGCGTGCTCACTAGCCAATACTACTGTCACACACTCATTGATCACTGTTTCCATCATTGGCAAGCCAAGTGCAGATCTAGTGTTTGAATAGATCTTAAAATAAGCAATGTCTTCTGGTGCTATTTGTACTGACTCACCAGTTGCACCCCCTGGGTCTTGCTCGTAGTACAGCAAATGACCACGGTCATCCACTACAGGTAGGAACTCGCTACCAAGCCACACTTGCAGTTCCGACATTCGGCCAGACTCATCATTTACAAGCTCAATCACACCTGCATCATACAACAATAGGTCTGTAACCATTGCTTGCATCATTTCTTGCCATGTAGTTCCATCAGTGTTTGGCATGGCTAAGAAGTTTCTTACTTTCGCAGACTGCTCACTAAGCCTACTGTACTCAATCTCATCTCTAGGATCAGAGTTTACTTTTACATACCAATCCCAAGTAGCGATGCGCCTAGCAATACTATCAATACAAGCCCTTACGTCTGGGGTGCTTTTATATAGCTGCCAATATTGATCTGGAAACAAACTTCTATTGTTAGCATAGAACGAGTTTATCCCCCCTACCGCAGTACCATTCGCATCATCACTATGTGACCAACCAAGGCGCTCTCGGATTGATTTGTTAGGCTTAGCCATACCTGTCGCAAGCCAACCACCAGGGCGGACTTCACGCGCCTTTTTCATAGGCACAATAGGTGAGGAGATGATTTTTAGTTTAGACATGTCGTACCCAAGATTTTGTTTATCGTATCATGCAGGCGGCTTTTTCGGCACAAAGAAGATTTACATAAATGTGCCTATACTACATTTGTGGTTAGAAACCAACATGTTGTGTAGAACGCAATAGGCTCCGCTGCCACCCTTTATGTGGAAGGTTGTGCGCGTTACGTTTTTCTGTATTTTTCAAGAGTACCACTGTTGAGTAGCTACTCTTTGCCGCCAATTATTAGCTTAAGTGGCGGCCCGCACTCGTTCAAAACCTGCCTTTTACCTTCAAGCTGCATGTAATGAGAAGCCTCATAAAGTTGTTGGAATGTTGGGGAGTGCATAACTCCCTCATCCCTAGAAAAGCCTTCTTCTAAGAAGCATTGCAGCATCTCACCCCAAACACGTAACTTTTCGCCGTGCTTTGCGTGTGGGGCAGTAAGCCCTCCGCACCCTGGACAATTCTCACACGACTGCACCCATTCTTTCCCACAAAAAAGGCACTCCCTAGATTTTGCATATTCAGCCAGCGGATCATTCATTTCAACTACCTTCACTACTTTAATAATACTATAGCAGCCAAGGCTAAAAAACGTGCGTTGTTCTTTTAGGATTCCCAATCTTCACTAATGTAGCTACCTGATGTATTTAACATGTCGGCAGCTACACGCTCGTAAGCGTCAGCAAATCTATAGTGATCATCTGCGTTACCTTCGTCCCACATAAACTTATCACCCCTATCGTTTAGCATACGTCTTGATGCAACCATTTCATCTTGCCACCCTTGTACGTGCCAAACATCTTCTGGGAAGACCTTTTGCGGTGGGGTTGTACGCATTTCGTCTAATGTTGCATCTAGTAATTGTGTACGGTCTACAGTTACTAAGCGCCTACCATAATCCAAGCGCCTGCCATAGGCTTCGCGCCCTACCCGTTCTGTCGGGTGGAACTGGCATAACCATAGATCACATACGCCTGTTTCCATGCACTTGTCTCTTAGCGCCTGTGCCATCCTCATTTCTGGCCTACTATCAACTACTGCTGAATTTACGCTAAACCTAAGCAACATATCGTATAGGTCGTCAAATGTTGCCACTGTACCAACAAACCTCCCAACCCTAGTGCGCTTATCTGTATCTTCATTTTTCTTTAGTATGGCAATGTTGACATGCAGCGCTTTAGAGCCAACATCTACACCCGCCACAACAAACTCATCCTGTAAAGACTTGTGCCCAGCAACATCAATTGGCTCACCAACAGCAGCATTAGCAAGAACCTGGGCAGTAACAGCCGCCCCTTCTGCTTCGTACGGTCTACCCATAACACTAGTGGAAAAGGCAGAAAGCTTTACAGCGCTACCTTGCGCTTCTAACCATTCGTGCCACAGTGGCCTAATGTCTTGGCTTAGTACGTCTAGGCGGCTCACACAGTAGCCGCGCCTTGTGCGTTCTGGCCTTTCGGCTACCCAACTTCCGCCTTCTGCTACCCTTTCAAACGGCTTGCCACATTTTCGGCAAATTGGGCGTATCCAACCGCCTGCTGCTCGCGCTTTATCCCTTATTACCCAGCGGCCACTTGCGTCCCTGTCTACAACATGCTGCGCCCATTCTAGGTGCTGCTTTTCGCCGCAGTGTTCACATTGGTGGTGCCATTTGCGGCCATCACTTATTTCGTATAGGCCAGCTACCCCGTAATGCGGTCTTGTTGGGTTCCCTACCCTATACATTTGCGGGTATGGGCTTGCACGCAAGCGGTCTTTAGCTAAAGCTAGGTTTTCTTGTACACAGCGATCAAACTCGTCTACAATCAAAACGTCGGCACTAAACTCAATAAAGTCGTTTACTGTGTTGCTACCCAAAAACAACAGTGCGCCTTCGCCAAACTTCTTGATCCTCAAGCTACCAAGATCCCCATTGTTCGGTAGCTTTTTTTGGTAATAAGCCACTTGCTCTAATGGTGGGTGTACACGGCGCTGAACAAACCGATCACGTAGCTGATACGTTGGCAATACATAGGCGGCAATTCGGCCCGCCTCGCCTGCCCTTTCCAAACACAACTGGATAAGCAATTCACTCCACCCCACCTGCACTGCTTTCATTGCGTCAAAGCCTACCTTGGGGGCATCGCAATACAATTCGATTAGATACGGTTTGTCTTTAAAGGTTAGCGGCGTCCCACGAGTGCTTTTGTGGTGTTTTAGCGCGTTACCAAGTAACGGATAATTCTCTTTTATATTAGCCACCACTGGGGCTAGTGTTTTACCTTTCTTATCTTTCATTTAGTTAGGCCATCAATAAGCGGGACGCGCTCTGGAATTGGCGTGCCACTAATAAGCGACCAGCACTCGTAAGTATGGCCGTCTTCTGCTTGGTACTTGTTTATTAAAAGCCCTACGTTGTTCATTTGGACACGTTGGGCTGCGCTTGATCTGGCTATGTCTAAAAGCTTTGCTAGGCTTTCTGCGTCCATGTACATTCTTATATCTGCGCCGCTATTTGGGCCTGCTATCTTCCTTTCACTTACGAGCCTGTGTTTTCGGCCTGGAAGCTTTTTACCTTTTCCAAAGGGTAGGTTTTGCCTTATTGCGTCTATTAGGTAAGACATTGCCTTATCCCTCCATTACTTCTATAATTTCTGCATCAAATATGTTGGCTTCTTTAGGTATTGCGCCCAAGATTACACTTAGTTCAGCTACATCTTCTTTCATTGCTTCTATTACTGCTTGATCGTCGCCTGTTGTTTTAGCTTTTTGCATTCTTACTGTGTCTACCACTACGTTATGGTTGTGGCTGTGCTCTACCTGCTGATGTACGGCAACTTGCTCAGTTGGCAGCCCTGTTAGTAGTGCTCGTGCTTTTAGTAGGCTTGGTATGTCGCTAACTTTTACCTGCAACTCGCCAGTTTGGATTCTCTTTGCAATAAGACCAAGCACGGCGTCTATAAGCATTATTTGTTTGCTTATGTCACCTTCTTTTAGGTGCTTTGCCCTGATCCTACCAGCCAGGTCACGCATGTATTTACTTGGATCTATTTGATCCAGCTCAACCATTGTTAGTTCGCTTTTATAGGCGGTTGCCCTGCTTTTATCTTCTGGGTGCTCTTGCTCTATGCCTACACGTTGTTTTCGTACTTCTGATCTTAGCCGTGCATACCCAGCAGTAGAAAGGACAATATCTAACGCTGCCCTTAGCATTTCTGCCCTGTCGGTTCCTACGTACTGCTTTAGGCGATCACGGAACAAATGTAAGGCAGCGTACTCTGAGTCTTTTACGCGGGCTATGCGGTTAGCCCAACCGTAGTTGGCTTTCCAGTACCTTACGCTTCCTTCGCTTACACCTATCGCTTTTGCCAACATCCGTTGGTTGCGGGCATCTGGGGTTTGCATGGCCCACAGCAACATGCCCTCGTAGGCGCTATCAGACTCCCTCTCAAGCTGCTCGAATTGCTTTAGCGTGGTTGCATTAGGATCTGGCGCTGGTGAAGCTTCTGGGCTGTTTGTGGCCTTGCTGGCAAAGGTGGGGGCAGGCTTTTTGGCTTTTTTCTTTTTACCGCTCATACTTCACTTATTTTCCTGCTTACGCTGTTTATTACTGCCTCTAGCGCTTGTTGTAGTTGTATGCTTTCCTTACCTTCTGTTCTACGCCTGTGCTCTTCTGCTATTTTTTCTGTCATTTGGGTTGCTACCATAGCAACACGCGAAAGCTCTATTGCGTCTATAAAGTCTTCATGGTTTTCGGCTACAAACATTGCCATTAGGCCAAGCGCAATATGCTTTGGAACCATTTCTGGTATTGGGTTTGTGTCTGGGTTGTATTCGCTTGGTATGTAGGCGTATAGGCCATCTTTTTTAAATACCAGCGCAATATCTTTTTCACTGACTGTTATTGCTTCGTCACTGGCTGATATGTTGATCTTCATGCTGCCTACCTTGCTTGGCCGCGCAAGATGCGTAGCTTTTACTTTATATGCCCTATTTATGGCATTATTTCAATGGCTATTTCTTTGTGTAGTTGCTCAACGTGCGCAACCTTACCTGTTAGTTTGCTAAACACAGCGCAAACTAGCGCAAGGCATCCTGTCCAATTGGCTGGGTCGTCACACCCAAATAGCTCCCAGTCTACCGTTTGCGCGGCTTGCGCGGTTTGGCTGTATTCAACAAGCCAAAGCCCCTGCTTTGGGCCACCTACTATTCCAAACCAAACTGTTTGCCCCAAGTAGGTTAACGAAAAAGCAACCTCGTTGTTGGCTTGGTGGTGGGTGTATAGGTCACGCAGTGTTGCCATTTACTTTTTAAGTAGGTTTGTGTTACCAACGCCGTAGCCGTCGTATGCCCAACCCCTACCCTTTAGGGCAAAGGAGGTTTTGCTAACCATGCGCTTTGTTTCTTTTCCACAGCAGGTTGGGTTTGGGTCTGTGTACTTTTGCATTACTTCTGTTTGCTTTTCGCATTTGCCACAAACAAAGTCGTAAATTGGCATTTTCTCCTCCTTGAATACGTTTGTACCCTTTGCTAAGGGTTCTAACGGTACGCCGTGCAGTTTTAGCCTGTCCCTGCGGAAAAGGAAAGTATTAGCCGCTATGGGGGTGCTTATTAGGTGGGTGTCGTTTGGCTGGCCTATTTGCTCTACTAGCTCAACCCTGTGTACTACAGAAAACAATACCCCTACACATACAGTCATTTCTTTCCATGCTGTAAGGATCGCTTCTGTTTTGTCTGCGGCGGGTATTTCAAGCCAGAAGTAAGGCTGCCCAGTAGGCGCTCCCTTTTTGGAAACCCTAAACACTACCCTGAATGTTGGCTTTACCATGGTATGGCCTTTTTACTGTTAATCAAGGCTATGGCGCATTGGGCGCACACCCAGTGGCCCCAGATCAACATGGTAGACTTGTTTGTGCAGCCCTTAGCACATGCTGTTGGGTGTCCTGGTAGGGTTTTACGCATTGTAGTACCAGTCTAACTTATTATGGTTGTGGCTTCCAGGTTGGTTCTACAAACATTGGCTGTACCCCTCCATAAAAAGCATTGGCTATGTTAAAGTGGAACCACTCCCAGGCTTCTTCTTGGCTCATGCTTTGCGCGGTTTGCAGCACCTCTAACACTTTGGGTATGCTGTACACAATACAGGGCTGTTGGTCAAACTGTGTGCCTACACCTAAAATGGCGTAGTCGAAGTCTGCTGATGGTTCTAGTCTTATTGCGCCTGCACAACTTGATTCTAACCATAGATCAAGGTCGGTTGGCTCTTTTGTGGTTTCTGGCATTTTTAGCTCCCTTTACTTTAAGGCTTTTGTTCCTTGGTTTTCTAGCTTGCTTACCCAGCGGTTGACCATTGCGTTGTGCATGTTGTTTGCTGCGGGGTTGTCTATTTGATCTAGTGTTGCTTTGTCTATTGGTAGTCCTGTTGCTTCTGTTATTGTATCTGCTTGCTTACCTTTAAACACGCATGTTTGGTAGTAGGCGTTAAATACTGGAATACGCTCTACTGTGCCTCCTGTAGGTTGATTAACCACAGGAGGCACATAGTAGCCAACGGTACTGACAACAACGCTATTGTTGCGGCTAAGGCTAACAAGAGTATTGCGCCTAAAGCGGCAGTGGTGGGCAAATGTAAATTGCTCTGGCCATCCGCGTTCTGTTACTTGCACTGCGTACACATTGGCTACCAATGTAGGAGGGTGCCGCACCAGCCAAACCCCACTAAAAGGAAAAGCTGATGCAGCAGGCAACCCACAAAGGGCAAAACGGGGAGCTTACCCCTAAGTAGGGTTACCAACCCCTTATAGGTGGTACACCACAAAAAACGCACCGTTCTAACCACTATTGGTACGACACTACCATTGTTTTTAACTTTTTCCAAAAAGCACTATAACGCCCTTGCAAACACAAGAACGCTATAGGCATATACGGTTGCGCGTTACTTTTTTAGCTAATCCTGTTTCCAGGCCCATGGCTTGCTATGCATGCAAGCTAAGCAAAGCGGTGCGTATATCTTCCCCGCTTTAGGGTTGCCACAGCTAGAACCACCAGGGAAATTAACTAATGCCAAGCTGCTACGGCACACACACGCATAATGTATAAATGACAGCAAAAGTTACCCCTAGCACCAATACACCCTTATTATAGGTAAGCAGAAGCAAAACAACACCCTAAAAATACGACCAGGAGGCAACAACTATGTCCAAGGCGAACAAGATCTGGCAAACACTACACAGTAGTAAAGACCAAGCATGGCGAACACCAGCAGCCCTATACAACGCACTTGATAAGGAATTTGGCTTTACACTTGATGCGGCAGCAAGCCGAAACAATAAAAAATGTGAAAACTACCTTGGCCTTGATCACCCCAACCCAGCAAAACGTAACAGCCTAAAAGCTCACTGGAACGGTACCGTGTTTTGCAACCCACCATACGGTAGAACAGTAAACCAATGGGTACAACACGCCAAAGAACAAGCACAGCAAGGCGCAACAGTTGTAATGATTGTAATGGCCTGCACAGATACAAACTGGTGGCACGATCAAGCATGGAAAGCAGCAGAAATACGCCTAGTAAAAGGCCGAGTAAGCTTTACAAGAAGTAATGGCCAAAAAGCTGCCGCAGCACCAAAAGGAAGCGCCATACTTATTTTTAGACCACACGTACCGCACAACGGATACCCAGAAGGCCCAAGGGTAGTTAGCTGGCCTTGCCCTAAATAGTTGGGTCATTTACCGCAATAACCCAAAATTTTTATAGAAAAAAAAAGCACTGCGCACAGGGTGGGGGTTTTTTGAGAAATATCCTGCGATGGTAGGCAAATGGTACCAGCGCCAAAACCGCAAAAAGCAAAGGCCGCCCCTTGCTTTTTGGTTTTAGGTTTTAGGTTTTAGGTAACGCTTGCAAAGCAAGCTAAAACTACGTTAGCGGTAGCAAACACAATAAGTAACATAATAGATCCTTTATGGTGCCGCGCCCCGTTACGGGCGCGGCTGTTAGGGTTTACAGGGTACCGATCAGGGTAGCTAGGTTAGCTTGTATGTAGCCAGCGGGATCTTTACTAAAAGCCGCAGGATCAATGGGTGCAAGGATCACGTGCCGTTGATCAGTGCTGGCGTTGTAAAGCCTACCAGTAAAGCCAAGCGCGTTAGCGCTACGCTGGCATGTTTGATCAACGCGCCAGCCGTGCTGGTTATGCAACCAAGTTTTGTAAAGCGCAACCCACGGATCAGCGCCAACAACCTGATCGCCGATCTTAGCTTGGTAGCCGCGCAAGATCAGCCGATCGCCGTTAGGCGTTACGTTGCCAGCCGTACCTGCTACAGCCGCTAGCAAGGCGTTAGCAAGCTTTACAACGGTACTGCGGTTAGGCATGCGTGCTTTTAGGTGCCTACCATGCCTGCTACCCTTACCTGCTGGCAAGCGGCTTGCATGCGCGGCTTGCATAGCTACCAAAAGATCGGCTTGTGCCTGTTGCGCGGCTACCTGTTGATCTGTTGGCTTAGCGGCTACCTTGTTAGCGTTAGTTGTTTTAGTTTTAGCGGCTACCTTTTTAGCCTTATTAGTGGTTTTAGTTTTAGCGGTAGTTGTTTTGGCTTTTGCCATGTTAGCACCCTTTTGTAAATGGTTAAGCGGTAGTGCCTAACCATGTAAGGGTTATACACCCGTTAGATCCGTTTAGGCTACCATTATTTTTATTTTAGCGGTTTTATTTTAGGTAACAGGCTTGCAGTACAACGTTTTTATTTTTGTTTTAGGGCTTGATCTAACTGCCAGATCTGCACGGATCAACGGCGCAAAGCTAACCCAGTAACGGTTATAAACGGTTAGCGATCTTTATAGGTGCCCGATCGGGGCCACCATATAGGGCACAAGGTTAGCGCGATCTTTAGGGTAGCTGTTAAACGCTGTATAGGTAGCCTGATCGCGGCTACAGCCTAACAGGTACCACGGCAAGGGTTAGCAAGCACAAGCCAACACAAGGCCACACAGCGCCAGTAAACGGCATACTGTACACCTGTACAGGTAGCTAAACGGCTAACCTAAAACGTGGTAGTTGGCACGGTGCTTGCAGTGTAGCAAGGCACGTGCCAGATCAAAGATCGTGCCAAGTTTTACCTGTACGCCTGTGCAGTACTGTACAGGCTTGCACTGTACGCCTGTGCAGTACCTATGCAGCAGGCTTGCAGTGTAGCGTTTACAAGGTAACAGGCTTGCAGTACAGCGTTTAGGGTGCCGCAGGCTTGCAGTACAGCGTTTAGGCCAAAATAGTACAAATAATGCAAAATAGGGTCGTTTTGCCGCGAGGTCGCTTTCTATTTTTTTTGGTCGCCTTAGTTTTGGGGTCGCTGTCCACGGTCTTATTCCCTGTGGTCTTGGTCGCCAACAAAGGTCGCTGTCGGTGGTCTTATTCCCCGTGGATGGTCTTATTCCCCGTGACTTTTTTGGCGGCCTACTTTTTTGGCGACCTTTGCAAGACAAACACGACAAGCGAACGTCCTTATTCCTTGGCTTTGGTCTTCCTGAAACGCCAGCCCAAAGGTCGCCGTCTTTATTTATAAGTAAAAGGGTGACCCCAACGACGCTACCAAAGCCGTTAAGGTCACCCGCACTGTTTGTCAGTGCCGTCCACTACTCGATCCAGTCTACCTTCTGGTTCTCCGTGGGTTCAACTTCCTCAACAATAACCGCCGACCCGCTCAAGATGCCAGTAGCACCGAGCAGTAGAGCCGCCGTAGAAACCACCAAACGGCGACTCCCTTGAAGCAGGCGAAGATCGTTGGGGAAGAAGTCTTTAAAAAGTATAAGACCAAATACACTAATGGCAGTTGTAACAATAGCGAAGGGTAGGGAAGTCATTTTATAGTCCTTGGGTGGTTAGTGGTTGTGGTTAGCGCCCTTGCTAACCTATAAACATAGTAACACAAAACAGGTTATAGATGCTACCCATCAATGTAAGGTAGTGGGAGCGCGACCCATACCGCACCAACCATACAGTAGGCACAGGATGGTCGCGCTCGGCGCCAAGCCTACAGCTACACCAAACAGGGACAGCGACCAACATAGCAACCATACAGCACAACCAAGGGTCGGTGTCCCCCACTAAGTAAGCAAGTACTACAACACAGGGGTCGGTGTCACCCAGGTTCCTCGGACGAACACCCCCCCTATTTGTTTTTGGACATTGACTTGTCGAAACCGACAACCCCCCCCTATGACAACGACCTAAGCCGCCCCACTGTGGTCGGTGTCACCCCCTCCTGGTCATGGAAGACAGCACCCCCCCATTATAAACGACAACCCCCCCTATTTATAAACGACAACCCCCCCTATTAGAAGGGGGAAGTCTGCTACCCTACCTGCACGGCTGGTGCCTTGGGGTCGGTGTAGGTGTACCATACGCCTTGTGCATTGCAGACATAAACG